GTCTCCTGGCAATTATCACTCTCGGCGACTATGGACAGCTTAGTCGGGTGAACGCTTGTCGACCTTCTTTCTTCGCACTCTATCTCTATGCACTTGTTTGACCCTAATGCCGCTCGTAGCACTCTCTCCCGCTTGTTCAGTTTGACCAACAATTGGAATATATTCCTATGGATTCCCATCTGATACTTATACTCCACCATCTCGAAAAGGTCTGATTTGGTCTGGAGTATAGCCACGACTTCTCTGGCTGTCCTAGCGAACGGTGCCAACTCTCTCAAATAATCCTGATGAGCTAGGTTCTGTATCTGGCCGAGATATTCGGCTGTCAGATCTGTTGCGAGTGGTTCCAGGGCTGGTTCAGGGTGTTCACCTTTGACTTCTTCTTCCTGCTTCTCGGGGAGTGGGTCGTTATTTGCTTGTTCGGGGGGTATTTTAGCAGCTGATGGTTCGACCTGTTGTTTGGCGGGGACATATCGTGTGTGCTTGTCTTCTTCGTTCTCTTCCTGGCCATCGTAAGCAAGCTCATCTTCCTCGTCGGCGCCTATAGGTTTCGAAGCGTGCTTCCCAACTCGACCGTTGTAGAGCAGTCTCATGAAATCTGATATCACGGTTTTCGCTTGTTCCCAGGAAAAGAAGGTGAGTTCGTCACTCAAGACATACAGTGCATGGTCCATCGTTAGGTTCCTGACTATACGCATCTGGGGGAGATTCTTCGTGGGTAGCCGTTCCATTAGAGCTGACAGCACTTTGGGATCGAGGTAATATGCCCCCCGAATCGCTGCTTGGGTTAATGCCATGTACAGGGTAAGATTAGCAGCTCGCGAAACCTGTTCTGACAAGATAGCCGTGGAGGGTATGCCATGCAATTCTGCGATGATCGATATTACTCCTGGGACCAAACAGAACCCCGAATTTGGGGTTTCCCAATATCCAAAGTACACTGAGGGTCGTAACATCGTGTCCTCCACTGGTGAGTGAGGTTGTTTTGCTTGTTCGACTAACCATTGGGCTACATCTCGTGCAGGTATCTGAGCTACTGGATTGTTGGTACTGAAGACATCTTTATGATTGAATCTGAGGGTATTCTTCGCGGTCGCGCCTAGCATGCCGTATGGAGCTCCTTCCATTTTCATTACGCCGGCTAAGAGGCCTTGAACCAACCGCGCTGCTACAGGCATCAATGAATGCACCATGACGTATTCTTCCAAATATTGGGTCTCCTTGTTGGCTAGATGATATATATTCTTATATATCTCCAGTGATAATCCGTGTTCGTTCTTAGCGGCTAGGCTATACATCTGCGAATTCATCTCTTGGGTTACTGTCACTACAGGGGTCGCGTCGTCATTGTCCATACCTTTGATCTTAGCATATAGAGTGTAGTAGAGATCTCGATCGAGGGTGTAGTGAACTTCTGATTCCAACTTGGCCAGCACTAGATGAATCCAGCAGTGGCTGGAGGTCAATTCCTGAACAGATTTTGTGGGTACTGTCGGGATATCGAACGATGATACGTCCTCCCATGGATTGTAGATGGACGACTCTGCTTTGTCTTCCTCTATTGCCGATGATGACATAGACTCCCAGAATTCTGGGGGCATGTGTCCTACCGGCACATTGGGATTGACTGAGTTCG